GCATCCCATCGTTTCTGACTCATAGCAACGTATTCACGTTCCTCTTTGGCTTCAGCCGCTCTCACGACCTTGCCATCGTCATCTTGCACTTCGGCTACTGCTTCTCGCATGACCTGTTTCTCTTTTCCAAAAGAAACTTTACTGCCAGATTTCAACGAACTGTATTTTGACCAATCCATTTTATTCTCCTGTTATTTAAGTTTTGCTTCTAACTCTTCCACTTTTGCGGAAAGTTCTTGTACTGCTTTGATAAGTGGTGTGACGAATGAACCTAAACTTAATCTTTGACGACCATCTTTACCTTCATCCCATCCTTGGAATGTGTCTACTCCAGCATTATCTAAAGCCTGTTTTACTTCTTGTGCAATAAATCCATGAACAGTATTATCTCCACCCATAGGTTCTTTATCGTCAGGGTCATAAGCATCCCACTCTTGTGGAAACTCACTTGGTGATTTATGTTTGTATGTAACTGGATTTAAATCTTTAATAAAATTAAGACCTAAAATATCCTCTTTAATTTCTGTTTTTTGCCTTTTATCAGAAGTATAGCTCCAACTTCCATCACCAGAATTAAAAGGTGCAGCTATATGATTAGTATTATTACCTATATGAACAGCATTATCAGCAGCACCTGTAATATTATTACCAATGACAACTTGATTCGTAGCAGTATCATCTTCAGCGTAACACGAAAATCCTAACAAAGTATTCTCAACACCAGCTTCAGTTGTTGCCCCTGCGTTACCACCTAAAAATGTATTAGAATGAGCCACACCTTCAAGTTCCATACCAGCATCATAGCCAATAGCTGTATTGCCGTTTCCAGTTAATCTTGTTCCAGTTATACCTAATCCAGCTCCTTTACCAACAAAAGTATTTTGTTCTCCAGTAGAACAATATAATCCAGCCTGATATCCAACTGCTGTATTGTTATTAGCACCATCCGCGTTGAAGTTGTTTAAAGCATAAGAGCCAATAGCTGTATTTTGTCCTTCACTTAAATCAGCGGCGGAAAGTGCTTGATATCCAATAACTGTATTATCAGCTCCTGTAGTAATACCATCAGCGGCTTCAAATCCAATAGCTATATTTCTTGCACCAGTTGTGAGGGCTGTGAGAGCATCATAT